TGCAGCGTTTGTAGCTATTTGAGCCGTACCGCCTGTACGGGTGATGCTAGCCGAGTTATAGACGAGAGTATCGTCTAGCCTCCATACGGCGTTAGCGTAGCCAATATCGGAGCCATTATCGTTAAACACTACAGGCGTACCGTCAATACTAGAGACTGTTACCGTGCGATCCTGAAAAACAAAAGAGCCTGAGGCATCCACGTAAAAGGCCCCATACTCTGAAATCTCGACGGTCTGCATAGCAGCTAAAGAGGTACGAGGTGTACCCGGGTCTGCCTGCAAGGTAGTAAGTCCGGCATCTATATCACGCATAGACTCGGGCCAGTCAATAGCATCGAGTATTTGATTTATCCGGGTACCGGATAGGTCTCCAGCTGTAGCCCCTGCGACGGTGGCTATCTGCGCATTTTGAGCTAATCTAAAAGCATCGACCGCCTCGATTGTCGTGTAGGTTACTTCATCTGCGTTTAGCGGTGTAGTAGTCGTATAGCTAGTGATAAAGCCTGCAAACAGAGGATAAGTTACACCCGAGTACGTAGCTGTTATCTGCACCTTACGCATAGGATCAAGTAGCTCGTAATATGGGCTTGCAGCATTTTGCGGGTTAAAGTCTCCGTTTTGGTCCACAATACGCAGGGTTAGGCTACCTGTTTGGAATTGGTCCGCCTGAGCGTTACGCCCTCTGTTTATATCTATTTTATTAACTTGGTTACTAACGTCCACAATAACCGCGGAGGCATCTGCCAAAACGTTAGTGCCTAAAATACCCTCGTCAATAATCATAGCTTGAGCAAAAGCCGGGCCAGTAGAAAAGTTAATAACCGCGTTTACTGTAGGGACGGTCATAATGCGCCTGCAAACGTAGTCGAGTTACCGTAACGGTTTAACTGTTGTAATGCGTTTTGGACTACTTCGGCTATGGCTTGGTCGCCAATACCTGTAGCGTAGATATTGTAAGTATTGCCGCCAAAGGCTCCGAGTTGAGATAGAGGGATAACAGCCTCAGGCCCTGCCTCACCGATAAGGGCCATAGTTGGATCTGTTACAACGCCACCAGCTGCCAATTTTGGAATATATGCAGACATACCCGGGTTTGCCGCCTCGTAAGCTGCGGCTCCTTGCGCTGCGTAACGAGCTCCGGATAATGCTTGCGATAAAGGTACCCCGGCGTTTAGACCTTGTTGTAAAGATGCGCTAGCTATTGGGTTGGTGAGGTTATATTTAGATGCAACTGTAGGTACATAATTAACTAAAGCTAATAACGCAGCTAAAGCACCTTGCAGGCTAGCCATCCACGCGGCAAACGGATCAGGCACACTACTAAGTGAGAAGGCGTTACTGCGCAATACTCCGAGTAGTCGAGCATCCTCGGTAATCATCGCTGCAAACTTGGCTGCTCCCTGTACGTTGCCCTCGGAAATAGCCTCCTCAAGATCCATAATCTGAGTTTTAAGCCGGATGCGGACCTTATCCTCCTCAGTCTGTTTAGATGCAGCTGCAGCGGCTAGTTGGATACGTTCGTTATCAAAAATCTGATTAGCTTTATTAAGGAAAGCGGAGGCTTTATCTAGTGCAAGTTTTTTAGCCGCCTCAGCTGCTATTTTCTTTAAATTATTTAGACGGTCTTGCTCAATTTTGCGTAATGCTTTAGCTCGTTTTTCTGCATCCTTTTCAGCCTGAATACGTAACTTTTCTACTTGGCTCAAACTATTAGTAGTGGACTGGCCTGAAATACTCATAGGTGTAGTAAATGGCTGTGGCTCAACTCTTTGAGCAGCGCCTAAATCTCTTAATATGCTGGCAGGGGAGTACTTAATACTCCACGCAATAAGGCGGCCTAGTGTACCTCCGGAGATACTTGCATCTAGTTTACGTACCTCAGCTACAACTAAAGCAAGGCCGTAAATAGTGTCTGATATAGCTTGCGCAAAATTGTCCATAGCGGCAGTAGCTTTACCTATACCTGTATCTCCAGCTAAAAGCACAAAACTATCTACTAAACCTTTACCTATGACCTCTTTGGCCTGCTCTGCGTTTTCTTTAAGTATTGCTAATTGTCCAGCGTAAGTGGAGGCAGCCGCAGTAGCCGAGCCTTTTAGGCGCGTATCTAATATTTGTTGTAATTCATCAAAGGACTTTAATTGCAGCTCAGCCTTAGTTAGTCCGGTGTTATATTGGCTAAGAGCTTTACGATTACCTAAATAAGCCTGACTCAAACCCTTAGCAGTCTCGGCTACGTCTATACCTGTAGAGGCTGAGATATTAAGAGCTGTGTTAAATAACTCTTGAGATTTAGTAACTGATCCCGTAGCACTCAATAGAGCCTGCATAGCCGGTACTGCCTGCTCACCGGTCACTCCATAAAGTCTGCCTACGCTATCTATGTAGTTTGTGACTCTTGAGGTATCAAAGGCTAAACCGAGGTTTTTCATTGTGTTAGCAAGTACGACACCCTCGCGCTCAGCATCCATAAACGCACGTACGGAGGCTTTACCAAACTGCACTACTGCCGCAGCTGAAAGAGTAGCGCCTAGAGTTCGGCCTAGACTTTTAACGCTTTTATCAAAACTGTTTATGTCCTTACGAGCTTTTCCTAAGCCTTTACCGTCGTACTCCGAGGCAACGCTAAACGTTAAATTAGGTAGTGCCATTATGCTGCCCGCCCGTAACTGCCCTTGCTAATTTTATTAAACTTTCCTATAGCTGTAGATATGGCCAAGATAACCGCATCTTGAGCTTTACCGCGATCCTCATAAGCTGCACGGAAAATAAGGCGACCGCGCTCCTTTTGTTTATCACCATACAAAGGACCCATACGGTTAATAAAGTGATTACCCGCATTAGGGTTATTAGATTGACTTGCGGGGTCTCCGCCTGGGTTTTTACGTCCAGCGGTCTCATAAATACCACCGGCTGCCGATAGGTTAGAAATGTAATACAAAGCTCTAAAGCCGCTGCGATTACGGCGGCTCGGCGACTGATTGTATTTAATACCTGCTACGACTGTTTTATGGTCGTACAAAGGAAATAACCTTTTCTCACCTGTGGCAGTAGCAGCTCTAAAGGCAGAGTTACGAGCTGTAATTTTTTTGCCTACGCTGCCTTCGGCCCAACCGTAAAGGTTATCCGGTTGAGGACTAGGTGCATACCCTCTAGCTTTATTGCGTAAAGGGATCATTACACCGCGTATCTCCTTGTTCATTTCTTTAAGGAGGTCCGGGTCAAACTTGCGCATAGCTTTAACGGTGGCGCGCACTCCCTTTAACTCTACGGGCATTTTGCGCCTCCTTTGCTTGATCGTTTAATACTTGTATCAGATTTTGGAACATTGGTACGTCTAGGTCTAGCAAATATTGGGGCGGGATATGGGTAGCTATAGCTAACTGCGCCACTAGATACCCAAAAGACCCCCGCCCCACTATTCCAAAGGGAGATCGTCTAAAACCTCAACTTTAGATAACGTATCTAAAAACTCAGGTCCAAAAACCGGTACTACCTCACCACTTGCGCGTAAGCACTCGTGGGCTAACCAATAGAGATCCGATTGCTTTTCATCATCGCGAAAGGCTTTCATAAACCCCTTTTTTGCATACAGCTCAAAGGCGTACTCGATACGTGGCGTAATTTGGTGCTCGGTTACGTTTCCGTCTGCCCTTGTTATTTTGAGTCGTGCCATTGTGTGCCCCTTAGTCTGTTATCAGGATGTGGTGATTACGATAGGTGAATTACAAGTAAATGTAATTGACTGTGTAGCAATATCGCCCACAGCGCCGTTAATATCTGTGGTGTTGTTTACCAAGATAGTAGTGCTATATAGCGGGTTAGTAGCTGACGTTGCCGCGCTTGATTGCTTGAGTGTGATAGGCACTGTTGTACCCCACGCTGCTTGCAGTGTTGCGTTTACGTTTGCCGCTGCTGTATCGCTTAGAAAATCTAGAGTAATTGTGCTTGCCTCTAGGCCTTTTACAAAACGTACCGCGGTGTCGCCCATCGCCGTGACATCCAGTTCCTGAAAGCTGCGGTTAATCGTGGCGCTTGTTACGTGATCCGACAAGGCCACACTATTAAGCGTGACCTGCACGGTATTGGAAAGATAAATTGCCATTGTTGTTATTCCTCTGTTTTCTCGATAGGTGCGGGTACTGCCTTTGTTACTTTTTTATCAGCCTCGGTAATCTGTCCGATTTTGATTAAAAATGCTATGTCGTCATCTGTGTAGCTCATTTGTTTACTCCCAACTAGTTAATACGCTGATACTAAAATCGGCCGTCAAAAGGTCTCCGCTTTGTACGCTAAGTACGGATGGAGCCGTCATACTGCCAATATTCATTACGATATTTGAGTTTGCTAATTTCTTAAAAACTGCACAGGCCAGAGTCTCGATACCGTTAAGATTTCCGCGGTTATCGAGCATCGGCACAGTCAAAATAATGCGAAGGTTTGCTAATGGTGAAATATTTAGGTTTGTGTTATTGCTAGGTGTTAAATAACTATCCGCAGGTGCGACAATAACTGAGTTAGCTGTAATAGTCGGAGGCGGAAAATCGTAGGTATTCCACACGTTGTTATTAGCTAAAGCCGCTGCAATAGTCGCACGGAGCGTAGTTATTGGGGTAGGCATTATCCGACCATAGCTCCGGGGTTTGTGTAGCCTGCGATAAGGCCGCGTATTTTGCCGATCATTGAGTTCCCCATCCTGTAGGGACTTGGGCTAAAACCGTCGATAGATACGCCGCCTGTTTGGCTAACTTGTCGAGCTTGGAAAATATCCACGGCTAGGATCATCGCTGCCTCACGGACTGCAGGCGTTGTTGCGTAGCTGTTTGTCTTTGTGTCCGCTCCTACTGCAGAGCCGTAAGGCAATACTCGAGAGAAATTAACATCGGCTGCAGTTTTAGCAAACTGAATAAAGCTATATCCGTTAGGCCAATTCCATACGTTCGTATTCCAACTAATAGCAGGGATAAGGTTTGTAGTCCCAGTGCTCCACGGAATAGTTCCGGTAATTGTGTAAGTACCGTTAAAAGTAGCTCCGCACCCACTTAAGGTAATGCTTTGACCGGTTGTAAAAATAGCCGGGTTAGCGATCATTACGGTAGCAACGTTATTTTGTAACGTGGTCCCCACTACCGGTGCGGAGGCAAACCATAAAAATTGGTTAAG